AGTGCAGATACTTCCCCTGAATGGATATGAAGTAAGAGCAATCGTGTTCCGCTTTGGGCGGGTAGCATGAGCGTGCGATTCGACCTGGGTGATCTCGAGTCGGGGCTGTCTACATTTGATAGGCGATTCGAGCCAATGATTGATGCTGTGATTTCCCGGCAGGCGATAGTAGCTCAGGGTTGGATGAAAGATAATGCCAGATGGAACGATCGGACCGGGAATGCCCGCGCGGGGTTGAGGGCGATACCAGGTCGCGACGATTCATCTTGGGTGATTGACTTGGTCCACTCTATGGCGTATGGAATTTGGCTTGAGGTCAGATTCTCTGGTCGATATGCGATCATTGCTCCGGCACTCCAGACCCAAGGGGCTGCGCTGATGCGCAACATCGAAGGGCTACTGGATAGGATGGGTCGTTGACATGAGTGCCAACATCAGGGAGATCCTATTCAATCACCTCCTCGGGGATGCACAGTTCGTTTCGATATTCGGTGATAGCCAATTGGCCAGGGATGGCGTATATCCAGCCCCGGTTGATTCCCCTGCGGGAGAACGTTGGATCGTATTGACATGGAGAGATTCCTCCCCGCCCATCGGGCGCGATTCGGATGCTCGTGTGCAGAATCTAACCATATGGGCGTATGACAGGGGGATGGGGTATGGATGGATTGACCTGGCGATCAAGTCAATTAGGATCTCGCTGGCGTTGATGGAGGGTGTTAGTCAGGGTGGTTGCTCTGTAATCTCGGTGATCGACGATGGGGCGGGACCCGACCAGTACGATGATGTGTATGCGGCAACGCTGCGCACTGTCACATTCCGAATTGCAGGAGTGGGGCTGTGACTGATATCCGTTGTGACCACAAGAAGTTTGGCGAGATCTCTGGCGACTTGATGGAGATCAGATGCCGAAGTGTGTTTTGCGGGTATAGGGCTGACAGGATAGTCCTTCACCAGTTTAAAATCCCTTCAGGCGAGATGGTAGCAACCATGGTGTACAAAGAACCTCTACAAGAAGGGGGCGATTAACGATGGCCCTAGCAACGATTCCTCTCCCGTATGGATTGCGGGACCTGCGTCTGGTCCCGTTCACCGACACCACCTGCACTGTTTATGCGGCATCTGGTGTAGATCTGCCAAACAGTCGGACGCTGTCCTTCACTGAGAAGGAGGACTTCTCTCAGCTGCGAGGCGACGATAAGGTCGTCGCCAGCCATGGTAGCGGACCTACCGTCGAGTGGGAACTCGAAGGTGGCGGCATGTCATTCGAGGCTGTCCAGGTGATGTACGGCGGAACGATCACCACCACCGGTACGACACCCAACCAGGTCAAGAAGCTGACGAAGCTGGTCACCGACCAGCGTCCGTACTTCAAGATCCAGGGGCAGGCGATCTCTGACAGTGGCGGTGATATCCACTGCGTGATCTACCGGGCTCGGTCCACTGACGACTTCAGTGGAGAGTTCAAAGACGGTGAATGGTTTCTGACCGGAGCCAGCGGCGAGGGGTACGCCTCGCTTGTCACCGCCGACATTAACAAGGTGTGGGACTTCATCCAGAACGAGACTGCCACCGCGATTCCGTAGTCTTCCACTAGTCGCTGGTATGGCTGGCTGACAGCATAAGGAAAGGGAAGTAGAGATGACGGATTTCAATCAGCAGCGTCCGACGCTGGTGTCGACCGAGCCGGTATACACGCAGTGCACGGCCACCGACCGGTTCGCGGCTGCCCAGACCGGTAGTTACATGTTGCACTACAAGAATGGCGCGACGGTAAGCGGCTCGCTGAAGGTCGTCGACCAGACTACGCAGGCGCCAGAAGCGGCGGCCGGGGCGGGGTCTGGATGGGCAAATGTCGAGGTGTCTGCTGCGCTCGGGGCGAACAAGGAGCGGACTCTTTGGATTGGGAACGCTGGTCGATTCCGGGATGCCAACGGGTATGTCAACCTGACTCACGCGATCCCGACCACTGTTACCCTGGCCGTCTTCGGTCCGTATTAGGAACTTCCGAGCAATAATCGCAACTGCCGCTAGGAGCACTAGGATGCCAGGCAAGGTAAAGAAGAGCACCAAGAGACGCAGTCTCGGGAAGGCTGACAGGGTTTACGAGCTCGTACTGCCATCCGTTGATGATGATGGCGAGCCGAATACCTGCACAGCCCGTCGGCCTGGCCCCCAGGGCCTTATCAAGAATGGCATCCTCGACAGCCTAGACTCCCTCTCTGGGATCGCGGGCGATTCTCTTCTTGGGGATGCTGAGTCGATGAAGTCGACAGCCGAGAGCCTACGCTCCAACCCGAAGAAGCTAGTAGAGATGCTAGATGTCATCGACAAGGTAACAGTGCTCTGCGTCTGTGACCCGAAGGTGTCACTCCCCCCAGAGGCCGGGGAAGAACGTGATCCAGAGGTGCTCTACGTGGACGATGTTGATCTCGACGACAAGATGTTCATCATGCAGTGGGCGATGGGAGGTACCAGCGACCTGGAGACGTTTCGTAAGGAAACCCAGCAACTTGTGGGCAACGTGGAAACTATCACAGGCGTACCGGTGCCGTCCAAGTGAGTTGTACGGAATAGAAGAGCAACCAACGGCATTCTATTTGGATCGAGCGGTGGCGATATTCAGCATGAATCTCGAAACTGAGATCGACGCTATCGAATCAAACCAGAAGAAGTCAGCCGGACAGAAGAAGATGGCGATCAGGATGCTGATGGCTAGGAAGCTAGGAATGGAACCAAAGTTCCGTTCTGGATAGCGAGGAGTGACCGGTGGCTGCAGGGACACTCGGAACTGCTTCGGGTCGTATTCGTGTCGATTATGACGATAACGGCATGCGCAGAGCAATTGGCGATGCCAGGGTATATCGTGACGAGACCGGTCGCCTTCGCGATGAGCATGGCAGATTCGCTCGATCTATGGACCAATCTTCGGATGCTTCCGATAGGTTTGGTAGGTCACTCGGGAATACGAGGGGCAGCCTACAGTCTGTCGCGACTGCTTCTGGTGTTGCCGCTGGCATTATCGCTGCAGGGTTCGTGCTGTCAGCGAAGAAAGCTATCGAGTTCGAGAAGCAGATATCCGCTATCGGAGCTGTTTCTAGTGCTACAAAGTCAGAGCTGGACCAACTTCGGGCGAAGGCGCTCCAGCTCGGCACTGACACTACATATTCGGCCAGCGAAGCTGCCATGGCTATGGAAGAGCTGGCCAAGGCTGGGATCTCGGTCAAGGACATCCTCAACGGGGCTGCAGACGCTGCCGTAGCCCTGGCCGCTGCGGGCGGGATCAGTCTGCCGGAAGCAGCAGAGCTTGCAGCTGACGCTATGTCTTCGTTCGGCTTGGCCGCGACGGACATGGTCCACATAGCTGATCTTATCGCCGGAGCTGCAAACGCATCATCAATCGATGTAAGTCAGTTCGGACAATCACTGAAGCAGGTTGGTGCGGTTGCTCACTTGGCAGGCATATCATTCGATGATGTGGCTGCTGCCATCGCCCTAATGGGCAAGATGGGCATCAAGGGGTCTGACGCTGGTACTTCACTAAAAACCATGCTGATGAACTTGAACCCCACCAGCAAGAAGCAAATCGATTTGATGCGAGAACTCGGCTTGATGACGAAGGATGGCGCTAATGCATTCTTCGATGCTTCTGGAAAGGCGAAATCTCTTTCCCAGATATCCGACCTATTAAACAAGTCTTTGGCCAATCTTACCCAGCAGCAGAAGCTCTCAGCACTAGAGACCCTGTTCGGGTCCGATGCTATCAGGGCTGGTGCCGTACTCTCCCAACAGGGTGCTGCTGGATTCGAGAGCATGGCAGCGGCCATGGGGAAGGTGAAGGCGGCTGATGTAGCGGCTCAGCGCTTGGATAACGTTGCTGGCAGCATCGAGCAACTCAAGGGCAGTGCCGAAACTCTGGCCATAAACTTCGGTACACTGCTGCTACCCATAATTCGCAAGGTGGCAGATTTCCTTACCACATTGGCGAATAAGCTTAACTCTCTCAGCCCCGGCTGGCAGCAGATAATCGTGTATGTGTCATTGGCGGTTATGGGATTCCTGCTGCTTATGGCTGCAGCAGCCGGACTTGGACTGGCGATCTTATCCATAGGCGCTGCCTCCGGAGCGCTTTCGATGGCTGGGATCGTCGCTGGTGCCGTAGCGGCGTTCGTCGCATTGTCAGCCGCCATCTGGAAGGCTTGGGAGAGCAGCGAGACATTCAGGACCGCGGTCTCGGCAATGGCAAGGGTAGTCTCTGAGGGCGTAACACAGATTGTAGGTAAGTTCAAGCCGCTGGTAGATTACGTACGCAATGAGTTGCTGCCCGCCCTGGGCGGGGCATTCACTACCGCCTGGAAGCGGATGCAACCGGCGATTGAAGCGGTAACTACATTCTTCGAGACTAGGGTACAGCCAGCTTTCCGCAGTATCGCATCTGCTCTTGAGTATTCGATGCCTACTATTGTAACTGTCGCTAAGTTCCTGGGTACAGTATTGGTCGAGGCCATCAAGTTGCTCGGAGCGTGGATAGGTTGGATAGGCCCTAAGATCCTGGGTGTCATCGGGCCGGTATTCTCATTCCTGGTGACTATACTTTCTGGAGCCATTCGTTCCATTAAGGTTGTCGCGGATGTCCTGAAGACGACATTTGATTTCGTGGTCGTTGCAGTATCATCCATCATATCGTTTCTGGCTGCCGCCTGGGCAGTTGTTGGGCCTCCTGTAGTTGCCGTATTCACCTTGATCTGGAACATCATACGGCTTGTGTTTAATCTGATCACTGCATCCGTCATGGTGTGGTGGACCTTTATGAGCGGAATTTGGGCGTCGATATTCAACGCTCTTGTCCTGCCCATTATGACAGCATTTAATGCGATAAGCTTCATAATCAGCACCGTCATGGGGGCTGTATCTGGTTTCGTCAGCAAGCACTGGGGTACAATCTCATCCGTCTTTGGTGCAGCGATGGATACCATATGGGGAGTGACACAACGTGTCTGGGGCGCGATATTCAGTGTAATCTCTATGTATGTAGAGAACGTGGTGAGCGTCATCAGAACCATTGGCCGTATCGTTGGTATGGTGGCTGATTTCTTCGGGCAGCTGAGGAATGCTGCATCTGGCGGTGCTGCATCGCTGGTATCGTTTGTTTCTGGAATTCCGGGACGTATATTCTCGGCGCTCGGTAACTTGGGTAGCCTGCTGTATGGCTCTGGCAAGGATCTGATTCAGGGTCTTATCAATGGAATTTCGAGTATGGCCGGTGCCGTGGTCAATAAGGCCAGGGATCTTGCCAATTCTGTGAAAGAGTCAATCCAGAGCGCTCTCCATATGGGATCTCCAAGCCGTGATACTTACCAGTATGGACGTTGGGTCGATGAGGGATTTGCCAATGGCATATCTGACCACACCGGTAAGATTGTGTCTGCGGCCACGTTGGCAGCGATGGCCGCTAGGGATTCCATGGCTAAGTTGGCGTCTGCTGCGATGGGCCATGTCGGAAGTGTAAATGACTCGATATCTTCCAAGTACGGGTATAACACTCCCGGGTCAAGAGCCAACACGACGACGAACAGTAATATATACAATGTCAATGCTCCAGTAAACGCGCCACAGAATATGAGTCCAGATGATGTTGGTGATGCGGTAAGCCGTAGGGTTCTGCTCGGGCTCGTCGGTACCGGCGTCACTCTGTGAGGTGAGATGAATGCCAACAGTATTCGCTGACATTGTGAGCGCCGGTGCCATCTCGTTCAATGATGATGGCAATAAGCCTGTGGGGGCTGTGGTTTGGGGCCTCGACTCTATGCTTGGTTGGGGTGGCACCTCGAAGTTGATATCCAGCTCCACCCCAAAAGGGGCTTGGGGGGATGGGGACATCTTCGGTTCCTACTTCTCTTCCTCTGGCCGGAATATGACCCTGGGCGGGTACTGCTGGGCCTCCGATAGGGCTCAAGCGGAGCAATTGAAAGACCTGCTTATTGGTGACGCCTTTCCCATCAATAGCGATATTGTATTAACTAGGCAAGAGCCGATCCCGAAAACTGTAACTGTTAGGGTGACAGACGAGATCAGCTTCGAGATGGTAGGGTCAGACAAATTCCGTTGGGTGGTACCGGTCTCCTCGGAGAGCCCGTACAAGTTCTCCGTGACGGAATCCTCGTATGGTCCTGTCGGGGCGGCTGGATCATCACTTGGTGGATTCTCCTTCCCGCTCAGCATGCCGCTAGAATTCGTAGGTTCCTCTGGCATAGACGCGAACTTGCTGGCAGTAGTAAACCTTGGTACTGCGCCTTCTTATGCTAGGCTGCAGCTGACTGGTCCGCTGGTCAGCGGGGCGTGGAGGGTATCGAACGAGACCACCGGCGAGTACATAGGATACCACCTATCTGCCTCTGCAGGGGATATCGTAATCATTGATATGGAGGGGCAGTACGCTACGGTCAACGGAGAGATATCTTCTGCTAGCTTGTTCGGGGATTTCTGGCCGTTGAAGCCGAGATCTACGAATATGTTGAAGTTGTTCACGAGCAGCGATCCGAGCACTTCGCTTTCTGCAACAGCTCGCTCTGCCTGGAGATAGGGGAACTAAATATGGGGTTGCAAGCTGCTCCGGCATACATAAGCCAGGCTGGATATCTACATCCAGCTGAGTTGATGCGGAACATCAACGAGGTTGTTGCAGGCGGAAGGTCTGGAATCTCTCGTTGGGGGCAATTCGAAGTATCTGGGACTGGCAGCACTGACCAAATCCAGATCACGGCTGGGTCAGCGATGATCGTGGGGAGCGAGAATGCTAGCCAGGGTGCATATTTCGCTTGGGGGGAGGCGAACGAGCTGGTCAGCGTGCCGGCTGCGAATGGGTCCAACCCACGCATTGACACGCTGTTGCTCCGTATTGCCGATCCACAGTATGGTACCATTACCGGACTTCCCCGGGCATACTGGCAGGTCGTATCCGGGACCGCAGCGGCTAGCCCGAGCGTACTTCCCGATAGTACATTCAACGTTGGCGGGACTAGCTACCAGCCCGGAGCATGGCTACGTGTTGCGGACATTCGCAGGAACGTAGGCGACACGGTGGTAATCGGATCGCGTATCTACCCATCGAGGTTGTATACGCGAACGGCCGGCCGCGTTGTGGGGAACTATGCAGCATCCACAACAGGTTTTGGCGGTCTGCCTTCCGGGGCAGTAAAGGGGGATTTGTTCTACGCTGCCGACCTCGGGCGGGAGCTAGTATACAACGGAACCAGCTGGTGTGAGATCCCGGGTACGCTGATTGCCTCTGGATGGCGAACGACATCGTCTGCCACGACGACATCGACCGAAATTGGAGTGCTCCGGCTCGACGATATCTCGCTGCTGGCAGGGCAGTGTTACGATATCGAGTCCCCATGCTTGGCGCTCTCAAGCAGCCAGAGTGGGGATGCCATTGGGGCGACATATCGAATCACAACAGACGGGTCGACACCCAACCCGGTCAGCTCGCCCCGTCTGTCTTCAACCCACATGATTTCTGGATCTTCGAGCCCGGCTACGTCTTTGATGGCTACCATCAGGCCTGCTTCGAACATTTCGCTCTCAGTCGTACTCACTCTCGTGCGATGGTCTGGTACGGGTACTGTTCAGATGTTAGTGGATGCTAATCACCCAGAGATTTCGATCAGCGTCATGACAGCTGGCACTGCAACAGCAAACCTCGGCACCGCTCTTTGATTGCTCGTCGCACGACTTGTCGCGGTAGAATCAGCCAAGAAGGGAGGGTTGATGACTCTTTACGGTATTGATATCTCCAACCACCAGGGTGATTTCCCTGTGGGTCCGGCGATGGACGAAGGATTTGATTTCTGCATCGCTAAGTCCGGACAAGGAACTTGGTACGACGATCAGTACTTTCATCGGAATGTGGATCTTACTCGTAGCAGTAACAAGGTCCCCGGTGGATACCACTGGTTGGAAAATGGCAGTGGCGCTGCCCAGGCTCGTAGGTTCTACAACAGGTGTAGTGCTTCTGGTCTAGATGGCATGTTGGCATCGTGTGATAACGAGAATGATGCCGACTGGCCTACCAC